ACTACTTTTAGTGGTTTAAGTACAACATTAACTGTTGTTGCTAAAGGTACTAACGGTTCTGGTGCATTTATTACTGGTACTACTAGTGGTGTTACAACTTACTATACTGGTACTGGTTATTCTGATGTTGAAAATACTTTAGTTGCATTATTACGTTCTAGAGGTGGTATTAATGTTGATACACAATCACCATCTTATGAATTATCCGCTTCTACAAACATTGCGTTTGATTCTAGTTTAACTGCTGCTCTTACTGATGTATTAGGTGATTTTGCATTGACTGGTGTTTCTTCAACACAAGGTGCGTTTAACTATTCATTATCTTTAGATAAAACTAAGAAAAATTATTTACCTAGAGTGTTAGGTAGAGAAGCCCAAGATGGTACAACAGCTGCATTTGTTGAAGAGTTCTTCAAAGAAATGCTTAATGATTTTATTGATGGAGATAAAGTAAGAGGTGTTAGACAAACACTTGTTCAATATGGTGATTCATATAATGATTATTTACAAGAATACAAACCAGCCGTTACACCATATGTTGTATCTGAATTACGTGGTAACAACATTCTAAAATTATTTAGATTCTGGACTATATCTGATGGTAATGCAGCTAACGAACAATTTAAGATTTCTATTAGAAACATTAAATTAGATACTAAAGAATTTGATGTAGTAGTTAGAGCATACTATGATACTGATGCACAACCAACTATATTGGAATCATTCTCTAAAGTAACAATGGACCCAACTTCAAACAACTATATTGCTAGAAGAATTGGTACATTGGATGGTGAATATCCTTCAAAATCTTCTTACGTATTGATTGAAATGGATAATACATCAGATACTTCAGATGCATTCCCAGCTGGTTTCATTGGTTACCCACATAGAAATTATCAATTAAATAGTAATTCAACAGTTAAAAACCCAATTTTAACATATAAAACTGAATATGGTGCTTTTGAAAATAAACGTAAATTTTATTTAGGTTTATCTGAGACTCTTGGTATTGATTCTGATTTCTTTGATTATAAAGGTATACCAACATCTGCACCTTATGCATGGACAGCATTAACTGAAGGTTTCCACATGGATATAGCTGCAACTGGTGCTACGATTGATAACTTTAGTTATTTATTTGACACTGGAGCTGCTCAATTTAGAACTGAAAGTGGTGTTGTTGGTGGACCATACGAAAAAGTATATGCACGTAAATTCACATTTGCACCATTCGGTGGTTTTGATGGATGGGATATATACAGAACTAGAAGAAGTAATTTAGACAGTTTCTTAATCAATGGTACTAACGGTGTTAAAGGTTTAACTAGTGAGGCATTTACACAAAAAACTTTAAGTAATGGTGATTTAGGTATAACTTCTGACTACTATGCATACTTAGAAGCTATTTGGACTTTCAGAAACCCAGAAGCAGTTAACATTAACGTGTTTGCTACACCTGGTATTGATGTTATGGAAAATAGTAACTTAGTTGAATCAGCTATTGAAATGGTAGAAGAGGATAGAGCGGATTCATTATATATCGTAACAACTCCAGATACTGATTCTGCTGGTGATGCGATGAGTGCTGAAGATATTGCTGATTATTTCTCTGATGGTTCATTCGATAGTAACTATACATGTACATACTGGCCATGGATTCAAGTTAACGATACAGAAAATAACGTTTATATCTGGATGCCAGCAACTAGAGATGTTGTAAGAAACATTGCGTTAACAGATAACATTGCATTTCCATGGTTTGCGGTGGCTGGTATACAAAGAGGTGATGTGGATGCGATTCAAGCTCGTAAAAAACTTACTCTTTCTGAAAGAGATGCTTTATACGAAAACAGAATTAACCCAATCGCAACTTTCACAACAGATGGTATTAAAATATGGGGTAACAATACGTTACAAGTTAAAGACACAGCTCTTAACAGAATCAACGTTAGAAGATTGTTACTACAAGCAAGAAAACTTATTTCTGCTGTTGCTATCAGATTGTTATTCGAACAAAATGATACAGTTGTTAGAAACCAATTCTTAGCACTTGTTAACCCAATATTAGATAACATTAGAGCTCAAAGAGGTTTAGTTGATTTCCGAGTTGTTCTTTCAAACGACCCAGAAGATATCGACAGAAACCAATTGACTGGTCAAATATTCTTGAAACCAACAAGAGCATTAGAGTTCATTCAATTAGAGTTCGTTATTATGAATACTGGTGCGTCATTCGACAACGTATAATAACAAAACAAACTAAACATTAAAGCCCTCAAAAGAGGGTTTTTTTGTTTATTTAATATATTTATGTATAAAAGATATCATGAAGAAATTAAAAATAACTAGAGAACAATATAATGCATTAATATTGGCAGAACAAAAAAGATTAACAATTAATCCAACTAATGTTTTAACTGAAAGTATTAATGAGAACGTTGAAAAGTTAGATGAAGGTTGGAAAGAAATTGTTTTGGGTATATCTATGTTAATGGGTCTTAATTTAACTGGACAAAATGATTTAACAGCAAAAAAAGCTTTAAGTGATGCTAACATCATGAATCAAATTGAAACCACTTTAGAAGATAAATCAAAAACTGAAGAATTAATTAATTTGATGAAGGAAAAGGGTATTAAAGACCCTTCAGATATGTTGGCTAAAAATGCTGAAGAAATAGTTGATAATTTCAACGAATTATCTGATAAAGAAAAATTAGGTGCTAAATTAAATGTCGTTACTGTTAAAAGCTTAAAAGCTTTAGATAGTAAATTAAAACAAGGTTATGCTTTAAAATCAGTTGATGTTTCACAAGATACCATAAAAAGTAATCAACCAGAAAAAATAGTAGAAATTGAAGATACTGTTGATTTTGAATTTGGGAATATGAAAAATCTATTTGATACTGGTGGTTATAATTTAACAAACGATGGTAGACAAGCGATTAAGGACGCAATAGATTCTGTAAAATCACAAGGTGGTGAAATAATAAGTGTTGAAATTGAATCGTCAACAGATGCTCAACGTATGCCTAGTTTTATAAGTAAACAAGACAAAACTGGGAATATAAAGTTAGCTAATTTAAGAAGTAATAGTGTTAATGAAATTGTTTCTGAATTAGTGGGTAGTGCTAAAATAACAACTAGAGAAATACCAGATAACGGTTCTGATATTGTTAGTGCTGAAGAATTTAAACGTGCAGATGACGCTAAAGATGAAGTTAAGTTAAAAGAACTTAAAGCTGCGACAGCGGAAAAAAGATATGTTAAATTAAAAATTGTTGCTAAATTTACTTTAAAATCTGAAGACCCAGAACCAATACCAGATAAAATAATAACAAATATGAGAGCTGAAGTGGTTAAACTGTATGGTGGTAGTAAGGGTACTATTAAAATTGGTGGTAAAAAACCACATTTTAAACATAAAAAATTCAAATGTAAACGTTTAGTAGATAAAACTGGTGTTGCTAACTGTTTTACTTTTTAATTAAAGTTAGCAACACAGTAAAATTTAACTAAATAGTGGCTTTTAATTTTTTTAAATTCTGTTTCTACACCATTAACAACAATTTTGTTTGACTTGTAGATAACATCTTTAATGACAATATCAAAACCAACGTTTGTATAATCACCTAATAATATATTTTTATGTTTAGGTGATTTGTCAAACAAAAACAAACAGTAAAGTTTAGTATTTTTAATCGCTTCTTCTTCTGTTTTTGGTTCAACATATTTAATACCCAAAGATTCAATAAACAAATAAAAATCTAATTTACTTTCAACTGTTGATGGTAAATTTTTACCCATAACGGCAATCTCGGATGTTTTGTGTGAGTGACTTAAACTATCTTCAGTAATTATTTTATTATTTTGTTCCACCGATATTTTTGATAAATCAGTTGATAGTTTTAACTCTTTTTTACCGTTGTGTTTTCTGTAAAGGTTAATAAAGTTAAACATTTCAGTATCTTGACCAAAGATTATGTTAACACTTAAAAATAATAGTATTGCAGTTATTATTGTTTTCATATTTATTGTTTTATGTTACAAATGTAATAATTATTTTTAAATATACCAAATTTTTATTGAAATTAATTTAAAATACGAATATTTAAAAGTAAGACGATATTTATTAGAAAAAGAATATTTTTTAGAAAAAAATAAAAAAGATAATATTTATAATTAAATAAGAACAAAATTTAAAACAAATAGACTATGGCTGATTTATTAATGAAAATGCCCCTACCTTATGAGCCTAAGAAAAAGAATCGTTGGCTATTAACATTCCCAGCTGATTTAGGTATTCAACAATGGTGGTTATCAACTGCATCAAGACCTTCAATAACACAGAACGAAGTTGAGATTCCGTTCTTAAACACTTCTACATGGGTAATTGGTCGTTTTACATGGGAATCAATTGACGTTACATTCCGTGACCCGATTGGTCCTTCTGCATCACAAGCAATTATGGAATGGGTTCGTTTACATTCGGAATCAATTACTGGTCGTCAAGGTTATGCCGCTGGTTACAAACGTCCAGTTGAATTAGAATTACTTGACCCAACTGGTGTTGTTGTTGAGAAATGGTTATTAGATGGTACAATGTTAACAAACGTATCTTTTGGTGACTTAGGGATGGACGATGATGGTATCGCTGAAATTACAGCAACATTACGTTTCGATAGAGCAATCTTATTATTCTAATATATCATGGCGAAGGCTAAAAAAGAAGGTAAACCTAAAAGAAATCGAGGTAACCTAGTTAAGCGTTTGAATATGATAGCAAAGAATCATGAATTATTAAAAAAAATTGAAGAAGGTCTTAATTAAGACCTTTTTCGTTTTATAAGATATTTATATTAAAAGAACCCATGAGAAAAATAGATAGAAAAAACAATTTTAAAAAAGCCAACTTAATGGCTGAACAAAAATATTTAGAATCAAAAGGATTAATTAAAGAATCTTTAGACATGTCAGAAACTACGCCAATTTATGAAGAATCTCCAGTTGATATCGCTAGTTTTAAAGATGAATATACTAGAACTTTATATAGACTAGAACATCCATACTTAAAAGGTAAAGATGAAGAATTACAAACGATTATAAATATTTATAAATCACATATTCAAGCATTGAGTAATATACTTAGCCAAAATCAAGGCAAAATTTAATAAGAAACCACCAAAAGGTGGTTTTTTTATTTAATTCTATTTACAAAAAAACTTATTTATCTATATTTATTTTTAAAGTTATAACGACATTAAATAAGTTTTAATATGGATAAGAAACCAAATGTTTTTCCAAAAGTAGAAACAAATCAACAAACAGTTAAACTGTCTGAGCAAGAAAGAATCGCACAATTTGAGGCCGAAAAAAAGGCTGTAACCCAACACATTTATGAACAATCAAAATCAGTCCCATTAAATCATGAGGAACTACCTAATGATTATAATGTTAATGGTCATTCAAATGCTGTTGAAATGATGAGAATGAGAACACAACAACAAATGTATCAAAAAGATACTAGTGGTATGGTTCAAGACCCTTCGTTGGCTGAAAAAACAACTATAAATAAAGTTGTTCAAAAATCAGCTGAACAAAGAAATGAAGAACAAATGAGGCTTCGTGATGAACAATTAAGAATTAATCAAGAAAATATCCAAAAGTATCAACAACAAGCTAATCAAGCTGCTGCTAGAGATAATAAAAGTAATTACAATACGGATATTTATCCGCAAAATAACAATCAAGGTTATGTTGATAACAACTATAACAATTATGTTCCACCAACGCCACCTTCTAAACCACCAGTTAATACTATGGAAAATTATGGACAAAACCCATCAAATATCAACCCTCAAATAATTGAGTTAAGTCAACCTAACTATAACGCACCATTTGATGTGATTCCGTTACCTTCAAAAGGTAAATTA